TGGCATTTCCTACCCTTAGTGCTGCATTAAGTGTAAAAACTTGAATTTGATAGCGTTCAACAGAAGTGTCTAAAATTTCAAAACTATTTGCAACTATATTATTGACGGTTTGCCAGTTATCATCTCCAGCTCGATAGCGAACGCGGTATCCATTGCCACCAGTGACAACATCCCAGCTAAGTACAATCTTGACACGTGCTACACCGTTTGAGTCGTAAATTTGTTCGGTTGCGGAAAGATTATTTGGACCACCATAAATAACATTTAGATTTGTGATGTCTCTAGATTGTAAATCTTCGTCATCTTCAACATAATCATATTTGCTGCTGTTGTATGAAAGTGCAGTCACTCCGCAAGTTCCATCGCCACCATCGGTAACAGCAAGTACCCTCCAGGTGCTGGTTCGAATAGCAGTGTCTTGAACAACCCAGATGCTGTTAGCAGCTGGTGCAACACTAAATGCAGATGAAACAGTGATAACAGGTCCGCTGACAGTGCTAATGGAACGGGTTTCCAGCCGACCATCTGGAAGGATCACCGATAACGTTGCGCTTGCACCAGTGGGGATGTTGCTGGCGGTTGCATTATCAATGGTGATTTGAGTTGTTGTTGCACTGCTGATACGTCCACCACGCCTTGCCCCAGCTCGCATGGGGTCAGCTACTTCGATGATTTGCCCTGGACGACAAATTGTTCCAGCATCTATCGAGGTGACGAAGTTAATTGTTTCGCCTTCGTATTGGTTTGTGTAGATCAGCCATTTGCCAAGGCGGCGCGCTTGACCTCGTGATGTGCAAGCAAAAGCAGTGATTTCAGTGCTGTTAAATCCATACTTGCTAATCAAATCAACATCTTCAACAACTTCAAACGCGACATCGCGTGTTTCCATGTCAAAATAACCAACCGTAACGTTATTAAATCTTGTGCTGTTATCGCTTGAAGAATATGAAAACGTTCCGTCAATTACATTGGATTGATTGAATTGATATGTGGCGTCTTGAGGACTGTCTTGTGCAATCGTCAGTGCTCCAGTATTCCAAAAAGGTAGTGCGCGGAATACAGAAGTTAGATCGCTGATGAGTTTGTATGCTTCGTCCTGCGTTTGGATATTGACATTGCACTGAAAACGAGGTTCTTCTCCTCCAAATCCATCATTGACAAGTTCATTGCAATAGCGACTGGCTTGATAAAAACTCCAGCGATCCAGTTGTGCTGCTGCAATGTGATCGCCAAATCCATATCGCGTGTTGGTGAGCAATGTCCAAAGACACCAGGCAGGATCAGCGCACCATTGGGCAGCACCAAAAGTTCCGTTCCAGATGCCGGAATAAATTAGTCGTCCTGTTTGTGCGTCAACAGTGGCGTTGCTTGGGATTTGAACTTTAAGCCCACGAATTTTGTAGGAGCGACTTGGGATATTGCTGAATTGTTCTGCAGATACACGGATGCCAACATACGCGCTGTTTGGGTAGCGCATACGACGTGAAACAATTTGCGTATAACTCACCCATTGAAATGCGTTGATAGTTTTAGTGGATGTACTATCATTTGTAACCCTAGTAACACGAATATCAATAGGAAATGCTCGATCAACAAGGTTGATCTCGTAGTCTCGCTGGTATAAATCACCAGTGCGGCCTCTAATAGTGTCATCAATTACAGTTGAAAATGCGCCGCCATTTTCTGACAGAGCAATCTGTAATTGAACTGAGGAACCTTTAATATCACCATTACTCTCAAAGACCTGGAGCGATGGCAGCGATATTGTTACACGTACAGTATCGGTGTCCGTATCAGTGATTGTTCGCGTAATAGGAACATCTTTTTGAACTTCGACACCTACGGTTGTTTCTGATTCAATGCGATCAAAGCGTGTTAATGCTGTTTGATCATTTGTGCCATAGCGCGTAAATAGTGATATGTTTTTGAAGTTGTAATCTGTTGGTTGTAGATTATCAATATCTGCTGCATCTCGAAGTATTGGAGTGTCGTTAATAAAAATATCTTTTAGCAATGCGTTGTTGTAATCTTCACTGTCACGTACATATCCTGCGGCTGAAGGCGTTGCAAAACCTTCGATTTCACCCTCGCCAAGAAGGTCAATGATATTGGCATAGGCTGTTGAATCAAGACTGTCAGCTGCTTCCCTTGGAGTAGACGCACCACCGCCGCCACCTTTGCCGCCGCCAGATCCACCGGCACCGATGATTAAATCAGTCATGCTGTCACCTGGGCAATGTCAATGCCTGCGCTAACCGTGACAGAGCCAACGACAACTTCGCCAAAAATTATGTTTACTGGAACTCCTTGACGGCTAACGTTCTGTACGCCTGAAAAACTAAAACTTTTACGAGGATCTGAGTTTGATCCACTTCCAATGCTGTTGGTTGGTACGGGTGAAAGCAACTGTGCGACACCACCCAAAATCAAGCTGGCACCAACAAAACTCAAAGCAGTACCAATAGAAGCTCCTGCAACTGCAGTTGTCACACCAGCAACGGTTGTTGTAGCGGCACCAGCTCCAAAAAATCCAGTAGTTCCAAATAAACCGGCGCCAGGAAAGAAAAATGAAGCTCCAATCAACAACGCACCAATCAGAATCGAACCGAAGCTGCCGCCAGCGCCTGCTACGACAGGAACGATCTTGATCACTTGCTGGCCACTTGGATTATGGATCTCGTCTAGCGTCAGTGCATCATGCCCGACGATCACCTTGTAGTGACGCTCAGCCATGTGCTGATCCAAGCCGGGGAAATTGGCAATCAGGAATCTAACAGCCTCTGCGGCAGTGCTGATCTCAGCCTGAAGCAGTTTTTGGCCGACAAACTTGGCGAGCTGGCCGTAGAGCTTAATCTCTCGAAGCATGGCGCAATCTCCTCCCTGTGCATTGTAAGAGCCATTCCCCATAAAGGTCACGGCTACTCAGGCGGCCTCTTAAATGGTGCAGCACCATCTGATCACCAACATAGACCCCAACATGATTGAGGCCGCGATCAGCAATGGACATCAAGATGGCATCGCCAAATTGAAGTTCTTCATTTGGCAGCAGCTCTCGGAATCCAGCCTCTCTCCAGCAATCGTCAAACATTGGTGCGCGTACAAAGTCTTCGGCGTTTGTGGGTCGTTTCCAGTCGGGCAAATCCAAATTCCAAGTTTCCTTGTACCAGTCGCGGACAAGTGTCCAACAGTCGGTAACAGCCCATACCCATTGGCGACCAATTAAAGGCGCTTTGTATCCAGAGGGCTTGCACCCGTCCCAGCTTTCAAGGTTTGGGTTGCATATATACCACGGCAGGTTGGATTTTTCGCAGGCAACAAGATCCGCTTGACTTGGTGTTGGTGGCATCAAAACGTGGCTGTGAAAAACTCCAACGATTTCGCCTTTGTCTTCGGCTGCCGCCCAGTCTTCAGGATCTAGAACAAAATAATCTTCAGTATTTGCGAGGTTTTTGCAGGGCCAATAACGCTGGCGTCCCTTGATGATGACCACCAAACCACACGCTTCTTTGGGCACGCAATCTTTTGCATGTTGTAGTGCAGCAGTACGAGTTGTCTTATTCATGGTTTGATGGTTCCCACGCCAGGGAATGAGCCAAATGGCAATGATGCGTCAGGCCGAACAACATAGCGGTCACTCGCCGTAAATGTATAACTTTGTTGAGTGAAAACACGAGGTGTATAAAATGTAGCTGAGAATGAAGTGCCCCTGGCTAGGTTCAATGCTTTATTCAATGTTACAAAACTGTTTGTGCTTATGTATTGCACAACTGTGTTTGAATACACGCCACTTGTTGCTGTAACTATATTTCCACTGGCAATACCACTTGTATTGTTTGTGTACAAACGATAACTTGAATAAAATTGGTAATAGCTTACTGTTTTAGTTGTTGGAGTGTCAAGATAATTCGGATTATCGGAAATGCTAAGTGTGATGGTGGTTCCAGAAATAGACTGGATTGTTGTGCCAGTTGGAATCCACGTTCCTGTCACACTCATCCCCGCTGAAAGTCCAGCCGCACTGGTGACAGTCATCGTCAAGCCTGTGCCAGTAAGAGTGCCATTAACAGTTATAGTTGTAGATGCAGTGGAATTGGCTGATAGCGTGAGTTGAGTGGTTGCCTTAGCTGTAACTGTTGTATTTGCTGGCAAACCGAAACCGTTAATTACATCGCCAATGCGAATCCGATTCAACTCATCTGTGGTCAAACTACTCAGGATGTTGCTGCCAGAAGTGACAGATCCAGTCACTGAAACTTGGCCAAAGCGCAAAATGCAACTGCTTAGCCGTTTTCCGCACACGTCATCAGCCAAAGAATTAGCGGGCTCATCAGTAGCAGTCCAAAATGGACCAATCTCTGTTGAGTCATAGCCACAGCCTATTGCGCTACGGTATTTCCACTGGCAAACATTGTTAATGCACAAGCGCCGTGGTGCTTTCAGGTTCTGTAAATCAAATGCAGCTGCGCATTCAAACTCAACAGCATCGCGTGTTTCAGATGCTTTGCGAGAGATGTAATAAATATCTCTTGGAAATTCAGCTGTTGGGTCAACGGCACCACTAGGGTTGACGCCGCCATTGAAGTTGACATTATCAAGATATTTTGCAAGCGTGCGAATGCGGGTAAGTTTTGCACCAAGCAAGTCATTGCCTGGCGTTGTTTCGTTGACAAGCAACAAAATGGCGGTGATTGTTGAATTAAGGTTGCTGACTGTTAGCTTTGGCCTGGGCAGCTGACCTTGGCCGTTCCATTCAAAGCCTTCAACTTGAACAGGAAAGCGAAGATAGGTATTGCCGTTCCAAACCAAGTCGTTGCTGGTTGAAGCAGCATTTACGCCAGCATGGAAACGATAAATATCGTTGCTGCCATGTAACTCTGCATCTAGTTGCAGTGTAAATAGTTCAATAATTGCTGATGGGGCGATTGCCTGGAGGTCTTCCGAGACGGCCATGATTGCCGCCCAGCGCACCGTGCCGTCATCAACAAAACCGACTTTTGCAGTAGTTGTGTCATCTACGGTCTGGGTTGTATAAATGACTGTTGGCCATGTGGGCTCTGTAGCGCCAGATGTGCCAGCCGTAATGCACTTGAATACCAACCCCGTACCGGGCTGAGTCGTGGCGCGTACAACGTCATTGACGGCGTAAGCAGTGCTGTCAGTCCAGGCGGCGTATGCCATCAGGGTTCAAATACCTGTGTAAAAGTTGCTGTGATTGTTCCGCGATCTTTATAAGGAATACTTTTATTCCACTGATAACAGATCCACTTATAACTCGTTGCACTGTCAGGTGGCGTCCAGTCAAACGAAGCCCCATCAGCTGCGCGAGCATCGAGGAATGTTTCGATTGTGTCGGCGTCTGTTTCGGTTACTTCCCAGGTCAAACTCCACTGCTTGGGGTTTTGATTCAAGCCAAACGAAATTCGCTGGGAATAACCGTCTCCAAACTGAGCCTGCCGAACTCGGGGCTGGCTTGTTTTTTGGGCTCCGTAGGTTGGAGCGATCGCGGGAAACGTAGCCATTACAGATCCAGCGTGATGGTGCCGTTGGTTGCAAAATCGCAGCTCATCGTGGCGATCTCGTCCTTGTTTGCACTGTAGGTCGCTCGCGTGATGATCCCATTAAACGTAATACGCTTTGTATCGGCTTCTGATAGGTACAGCTCAAACAAAGCCAAGCCGGCATCGGATGAGGTATTTACAGCTTCAATAAAGCTGTTGTTGTCTCCGGTATAGATCAGTGTGACTGTTCCACTGCCTGAGATCAGGCCGCCTGCTTTTTTGGAGTAGAGGTCGTTGACTTGAGTGACTTCGTAGATCTGTTTTTCGACGGTGATTGTCCAGTCGGTGACTTGTACGATAGTGGCGGCAGCACCACCTGTACTGTTAAATTTTACAGAGCCTTGGTAGCCGTAGTAGTAAGCCATTAGCGGTTATAGAGGAGGCCACCGGGGCGTTGTTGTTTCACCAATTCTGCCTGGACTGCGGCGGAAACGACAAGTCCCAGTTGTTTACCTTGGGCTTGGTCGCCTTGGACGTTGGAGTTACCGCTGGCATCCACATTAACCACGACGCTGGTCGACCCACCCATCATGGCGTTGTTGGGAATAATCGTGCCACTGCTGCGAGGTAGGAATAGCTCGGGGCCTTTTTCGCCAACGATGTACGGACTACCAGCAGACACAGGTCCACCAGCTGCTCGATATGAAAGTCCGATGCCACCTAAATCTCCAAGAGGATTATTTATGCTCGCTGGAGCGGCTAAATTAGATAGCCCTTTAGCGGCACCACCGCCAGGGAATAGCTGCAATATCGAATTTAAGATTGTGAGTTCAATCCATTTGGCGATAATTTTTGCAGCCGCATCCAAGAACGAGCTGGCGACGCTTTGGAAGAAGCTGGCTAGAGCTTGTTGAGCAGTAAGACTGCCATCAATAATACCTTTGAAAGATGTACTAAAAGCATCACCTATGCTTGAAGCAATGGGACCATACTGTTCTGTTACTTGGTTAACTCGTAATTGCTGCTGTTCCAGTGTAGTAAGAGTTTCTACGCGCTGGAGTTCGATAGCATAGAGGGCTGTTTGTTGTGCAATTTCTCCTTGCCGTGCAGTTGCAGCAGCCCCTTGTAGTTTCGGTAAATCCTCTTTAAGTCGATTAAGTTTTTGTAGCTGTGTATCTAAATCAGACTGTCGAATAGCCTGTCTTGCTGCTAGTTCTTGTTGAGCAAAACCAAAACCAGTTCCACCAGTTGATATATCTAAAGTTTGACGCGCAGCTGCAATGTCTGCTTGCGCTGAGAAACCTGCTTTACGGATGTCA